AAACAAGGGTTGTTATTATATGCACAATAGCATTGATAAAAACCGTGGGACACACGGGGATAGCTCTTTTATGCTCAATGGATTGCCATTGTCGAGAGAGAATCCCCTGCCTTTAGGCATGGGGAGTGTCAAGCGTGAAAATGCGTAGTGAACAAGTCGGATGGATCGATATCAAAGAAAAACAGCCGGAAAATCATCAATCCGTGATTATTCATTTCGGTTGGCTGCCTCCGTGCTTCGAGAATGCCAGAGTGGCATGGTACGAAAAAAGTCAGCAACTGTTTTATACGGATTCGCCGACAACCGATGAAATGTTCCGGGGATTCATCAGTCAGGAAATCGTGGACATGTGGATGCCGATACCGATGTTATTGACGGAATGGAGGGAAAAATGAATTTGGATAGGGATAAAAAAATACCAGTCAATTACCATGATGACCAGAGAGATAGCTATTACGAGTGTCCTATATGTCACGAAACAGTAAAACGGTGCCAGAAATACTGTGGAAATTGCGGACAACGGCTTGGCTGGGACTTAGAAGAAATGGGAAGGTGTTAAATGACAGGAAATGATTATCAGCAGTATGCAATGAGAACAAATGACGGCAAGGCTACAGAACGGCTTGAAGTATTCGTGAATGATGGACGTGTTGACATTGGCGGAATCCTGAACGGTTGCCTTGGACTGGCCGGGGAATCCGGTGAATTTCTGGACATGATAAAGAAATGGATATTCCATGGTAAGCCGCTGGATGAAGAACACGCAAAAAAAGAGGCTGGAGACGTTTGCTGGTATATCGCAATGATCTGTCATTCCTTTGGTTGGAATCTGGATGAAATCATGCGGATGAATGTCGATAAGCTGAAAGCCCGGTACCCGGAAGGTTTTTCAACAGAGCTGTCGAATCACCGAAAAGAAGGTGATGTGTGAGACTGATAATACTAATACGCAAAATCAAAAAATGGTTAGGCTTGTATGATTTGCGCACTGAAGGTGCAAAATGGGTAAAAGAAAACCTTGGAGCAGAATATGTCGATGAATTTCTCGAAAAATACGACAACATCAATCGTGGAATTCCAATCGGCGGATTGTATGAAACGGCTGTTTTTATCGATATTATAGAAACAATAAAGGAGCAGACATGAAATCACTTGAAGAAAGCAATAATGGGAGGTTAAATGGAACCGCTCGAAAAAGTCGTCAAAGCTCTTGAAATCTGCGGAAAAGTCGATCCTTCACTGTGTCCGTACTTCGATACAAAACATTGGAAATGCTGTACCGGATACATTCAAGGATACAGCCCTGTCAAAGATGATGCGTATTCTTATCTGAGAGAATATCTTAATTACCAAAAATCGCAGAAAACGATAAACAAATCCGATAGCCTTTCAGAAACGGAAAACAAACCGTTATCTTGGGAGGAACTCAGACAAATGGTCGGAAAGCCCGTATGGTTGGAAGAGTTAAGGGATGGCTCAAGATGGTACGGTTTTTGGGACGTTGTTTCTGATGCTGTAGATTACGGTGACGAGAAAATTGTTTATACAAAAAGCGAAATGAGGTATGAAATGGCTGAGTATGGCACGATATGGAAAGCCTACAAACAGGAGCGGGTATGATGGATCTGTATCTTATGACGAAAGACGGGAAGCCTGTCAAATGGGATGGTATTAAACGAGTAACAGAACCAATTTGTGAGCCAAGCCCAGATGACAAAAAAATTGCAATCAAACCGGGCGACATCTGCGAATTCCATTGCAAAGTGGAAACCGACCAGAAAGCATGGCAACAGCTAATCGATGAGACGAACCAGCAGACAATGGCCGCATTTGATTTGCTGAAACAAGCTGCACTTGCGTGTTTGAACAATAAATGTGATGAATGCCCGATAAAACAGGATGATGCTTCTTGTCAGGATTGGGTTGAAAAGAACATCGAAACGCTGATCGAGAATCAGAGACGACTATATATACAAATGACACATGGCTGGAAGGAGAGAGAATGACCGGACTTGAATGTTTAAAAGAAGAATTAATTCAAAGAGGTTACACAAAACAGCAAGCTGACAGTAAAGTCGTTATCGGTGTCCTTGAAATCTTCAGTAACTCAGATGGAAAATACAGTGACATGGACAAAATTTTAAAGGAAATTGAAGATTTGAAAGACCGAAAGACAAAAATGGAACAAATGTACATTGAATACAGTGGAAAAGCAGCTGCTTATAAAGAGGAAATGAATGAAATCCTTGAAACCGTCAATAAGAAGGCAGATCAATATTATTCTGATACGATTCAATATATTCAATCCTTCTATAAGGCTATTAACGATTGTGAGACACCTGAAGCACGGGATGCACTAAGAACGGCGCAGATGTATGTCAATTCTGTTGAAGTTGACACAAAATACGACAATACTGCTTTTATCATCGGACTTGCATCCATTCTCTCACAAGGTAACGTTGCTCCGATCGATCAATTAAGTAAAATAAATAATAAGATACCAAAAGTCAGAATGTACCCTATTGACAAAAGGTATAGTGTTAACGGAAAAGATTACGTAATTGACAAAGAAAGAATTTTATAAGAGGAAAGATAAAAATGGGAAAGACAACAACCATCGAGACATTTGATTCAAGCTGGAATCCGGTTACAGGCTGCCGACACGAATGTGCATTTTGTTATGCCAAACGGATAGCAGATCGATTCGCCGGATACGTCCAGGATGAAGTAAATCTTCATAGATATTCTATCACAGGGTATAAAGGAACAAACATCTATACGGTGGAATCACCGATGACCAAACAGACAAAGAGCGGTGAGATTCAGACTGCTGTTTATCCATTCGGATTTGAGCCGACCTTCTATCCCTACAAACTGAATGAACCGCAGTCATGGAAGGAGCCAAAAAACATATTTGTCTGTTCAATGGCAGACCTTTTAGGTGATTGGACTCCTGACGAATGGATCCAGAAAGTTTTTGACGCTTGTGACAAAGCTCCGCAGCACAGATATTTCTTCCTGACGAAGAATCCGATGCGATACACATATCTGAAGGAAAGTGGAAAACTGCCGAAACGTGATAATTTCTGGTATGGAACAACGATCACGAATAAAACAGGTGAATTTTTTGCTCCGTATTTCAAAGATGGTTATCACTGCTTCCTGTCCATCGAACCGATTCAGGAAAACATATTCACCGGATGGGAACACAGGAACCTGGTCGGTAATTCCATTGAGTGGATCATTGTCGGTGCAGAGACCGGTAACCGTGTCGGCAAGGTCAGACCAAAGAAGGAATGGATTTTAAAGATTGCTGAAGTGTGCGAGAATGCCAACATTCCTCTGTTTATGAAAGACAGCTTACAAAAGCAGATGGGAGATGATTTCAAACAGGAGTTTCCATGGCAGAACTAAGCCTTGAAGAAGTAATTAAGGCATTTTATATATGCAGAACGGGCGATTTTTCAAAGTGCAAAGATTGTCCTTATCAATATAGTGACACCTTAATCTGTAATGTTCACAGGAATGATGATGCTCTTGAATATTTAAAGGAATATAGACAAAATAAAAAGGAATATAGACAATATAAACAAGAAGAACCCGTTCAATTTGATTTTGATAACTTTATCCAGTACTGCCCAATCTGCGGAAACTGTCTTGATTCCATTGAAGAAAATTATTGTTCCAGCTGCGGCAGTAAGCTATACTGGGATATGGATAAAGTCAACGAAATGTCTGATCGTTGGCAGAAGTGGAAGAAAAATGGAAACTGAAATTCAAGCGCCCGAAATGTGGTAGGAAGATAAAATGGGACGCAGAGAAGGATAAAAAATTTATTGATTTGTGGAACGAGCATTGCAGGAAAGAGAAAATAAATGAGAGAGAATGGTGATAAAGGTAAAAAAGGTATGTTAGGTCAACCAACACTCACACTAACAGATGTGATTAGTCGGGTCTCAGTAAAGGCTGAAGATGACGATTCTGGCACTCTATCAAATGTCCTATATTATCTAAATAAATTCAGTAATCGTCAAGAGCATACGATGGAACTTAATGACGTGATTGACCGATTATTTGATATATCTTTAGGCGGCCCAAGATGGACAACAGAAGCAGCAGAGCAGGCTATTTTATATTTAAAGGATTATCGTGAGCTTCTGAAATGTCAAATTCAGGAAGAACAACACTTCAATATGCTGGTGGAGGTTGAGAATGGAAAATGATGAAGAATATCATGACGGTCAATGTTGCGGTCACAGAATTGATTCCAGGGATGAACATTATTGTTCTTCTTGCGGAGCCAGACTTGGACATGATTTTGAGAAATGGAATGCGATAAAAAATGAGCACAAACGAACAAACAGAAAAAATGGAAATTCAGGCAAAAGATAGTCTCCAGGCATGGAAAATCGCAAAAGCGATTTACGGCAAGCCATTGAAATTTGACGGCTACATGTCGTATTGCTTCGATGAATATGTTGGTCATGATTATTTTTCAAGCGGAGAATCTCATAATGACGGTTTTGTGATCGATTATGAAAATCGGTTGGAAATCAACCTTCCTAATAAGCCAGTCATAACGATCAAAATTCTTGATGTAAGCCAACCGGAAATGACCAAAAAGCAATTGCGGGATCGGGTTAACGAACTGGAAGAACAAGTACAAGATTTGCAAAGAACGGTTTATCAGCTTGAACTTGAAAACCGTCAGGCAAAACGAACAGTAAACGAAAACAAAACATTACGGCAATTCATTCAAGCAATGGCTAATGTCAGTGAGGATGTTCAGAAATTCGCTTTTGCCATGTCAGAACTAAATCAGTATATCGACCTTGTTAAAAAGAAGGCTGTATATTACCCTGCGGAGGATAAGAATGGATGATGATGAGGAATATGAAGACGGTCAATTAGAGTATGCTACAGCTTCTTTGTTGATCGAGGAAATTGTTGACCAGTATCAGCTCCGAGTCTATGTTTATATGGAAAGTGATAATTATGATATCATTCGCACAGACACTTTTGTTCATGACAATGAAAATGATGAAATTATCGATGAGGTTCAGTTTTCCACACTCAGAAACCTGGTCGCTGATATCATTAGAGACAGAGATAACGCAGAGCGCAGTGAAACCATCGCAATGATTTATGATATCGTTCATGACGCAATCCATATTGAAGATGATCCAGAACTGGATGATGATGACTTTCAAGGAGAGGAGGAATAATGCCAAAGTTGATAATTATGGTAGGAATATCCGGCAGCGGAAAGTCCACTTTTGTAAAACATACACTGCTCAATCAATATCTTGATATCCATGCTAAATCCGATGTTCGTGTCGTATCCTCCGATGCAATCCGTGAAGAAATGTTTGGTGACGAAAGTATTCAGAAAGACCCGGAAAAAGTATTTCAGGAAGCGTATCGCAGAGTGAAAGGATTCCTGACAGAAGGAAAAGATGTGATCCTGGATGCTACAAACCTGTCCCGGAAAGCAAGAAAGAACGTACTGAATCAGTGCCGTGTTCGTGGCGTTGAAATTAACAAGGAATGTTATGTGATACTGGCTCCGCCAAATATGGCGATTGAGAATCAGCGAAGCCGTGAAAGACAAACACCCCAGGATGTGATCTACCGTCAAATGTCAACATTCTTTATGCCGGAACTTCACGAAGGATTTGATAAAATCGTCTTTTATAATCCATACAATCACACTGACACTCAGATTTTTGATGAGCTGTACCCGAAACTGTACAATATCGATCAGACCGGAAAATGGCACGTTGAAAATGTCGGTCATCATACGGATTTAGTTTACAAAGCAGCGTTTGCAATGAATGCACCTGACGATGTGAAAGAAGCTGCCTGGTATCATGACCTTGGAAAATACTATACACGGTCAGAAGACGAAAAAGGAGCCCATTTTAATCAGCATGAAAACGTGAGCGCATATCTGTATTTATGCGATAAGGTTCATGGCTATGACATATCAGAGCGCACAAAGAATATTGCAAGGTTAATCCATTATCACGATGCTGTGTACAGAGATTTTTTTAAAAAGGTGGATTTTATTGAGTATTACGGAGCGGAACTATATGATAAACTCGTGATGCTCAGAAAAGCAGATGAAACAGGACAGATATCAATGACGAAATACAAATCAATGCACTTAATCGATCTGATAAATACATTCGCTGATTGGCGTGAACGGCTAAAGAATCCGCCATTCTCTATGACAATTCGAGAATCAATTAATGAAAAATATCATTATATTCTTCTGAAGTACAACCAATTCGCAACAGATATGAGCTATGTTGCATCACGGGAAGCTCGCGGCTGTATCCTGAAAAATGATAACGGTAAATATATTTATGTCTGCCGTCCTTTTGATAAGTTTTTCAATTACGGTGAAGAGTATGTTGCTGATATTGATTGGAAAACCGCAAGAGTGACTGAAAAAGTCGATGGATCGTTGTGTAAAGTCTGGTATGACAACGGACAATGGCACTTATCTACAAACGGGACGATCGATGCCTTTGAAGCCCCGGTCGGTGAGGATGATGAATTATCCTTCGGCGATATTTTTGTCAGAGCATTAGGAACGGATATTCAGACATTCGGCAGCACGCTTGATAAGAACCTGACGTACATGTTTGAACTGACATCACCGGAAACGCAGGTCGTCATTCCGTATCAGGACGGAATTTATTATCTTTCACGAAAGGAAACCACAACAGGAACCGAATATTTTGATATACCTGAATTTGTACCGGAAGCAAAGATCCAATATCCAAAAGTGTATCATATCAGCAATTTACATGATGTGGTGACGGCTGCGCAGATGATGAGCAAAGATGAGGAGGGCTTTGTGGTCAATGACTTATTCGGAAACCGGATTAAAGTCAAGTCTCCGGAATATCTGCTTGCTGCTCATATCAGAATGAACGGAGCTGTGACCGAAAAGCGTATCCTCAAACTGATTCGCAGCGATCAATTGGATGATTTCCTTGCATATGCCCCGGAACAAAAAGAAAAAGTCGATGCAGTGCTGAACAAAATACAAACATTTTGCGATTATGCAGAAAATGAGTGGAAAACATTTTGCGAAAATGAATATGCCACGCAAAAGGATTTTGCTGAAGCGGTAAAGAACCATCCACTCCGTGCATATTTATTCTTGAAACGAAAAGATGATGAGTTTGATATACGTGATTGGCTATTTAAAATGCCAATCAATAAAATGATAAATATAATTCACGTGGAATGAAACACAAATATATTTGAAAAATCGGTAGAAGACATACCGATTTTTTTTATTAAAGCTGTTGTATTAATTTCAGAAACCATGTAACAAAAATAAAAAATTCTCTTTACAAATCTATAGATTTGCATATAATTATAATCAAGAAAGGAAATATTGAGATGAACAACAATGAAATCAAAGTGACGGTCAATGATGAATACCTCAAGGGAATAGCACATCAAAGCTTTGCAGATTACATGGATAATACCGGAG